ACTTCATCAGCTGGTATATCTATTCCTGGTACATCTTGTAGTTTATATTTCTTTTTCATTTGTTTATACTCAGGGTCGTTTCTAAGTTGTTTGAGTTTACTTCTTTTAGCCTCTAAGTCTTTTTCCATTTTGGATAAATCAGATTTAGATTTTGCAACTCGTAATCGTTTGAAGATTCTGTCTATAAATCCTTCATCCAACCCTTTTGAAGATAATACTTCCCTTAGTTTTGTTCTTTTGATGGTTTTCATATAGTATCCCTTAGTTTATATTCTATAAATATGTAAAAACCCAACAATTATGTCGGGTTTCTATATTACTTCTTAACACGAGGCATTTTTGCCTTCATTTTTCTTACTTCCGCATCATGTTGTTTCTTTTCTTCAGTTTTGAAGTCAACTATCTTTTGAACATAAAAGTTTCTTGCCCAAACTGGAAAATTGTAAACATCTGAGTGGGTGAATCCACCATTTCCATGATATATGAGGTCAAAAATTTGAGAATGTAAATGCTTTCTATAATCACTCGGAAGGCCAAAAAAACCCGACATCCATAGGCAGTTGCATTGCTCTCTCTTCCCCGGTCTCCTCAGATACAAATTCAAATGTTAAATCAATATCGGGAACACTTTCGTTGATATACGCTCTGAGTGCCTTTGAATCTACTGCGAATAATTCATTGTCCACGAAATGATTGATGTCTTTTTGTTCGTCAGAACCATCTATTGAAAGAATCATGTTTTTCATCCTTGTAGTTAATTCTCTTGAAGTCATATCTTTTAGTTTTCGATTTGCCTTCTTTTGAGCCTCTACTTGATGTTTAACTTTTCTTTCTTTTGATTCAGTCATAGCCATAAAGGTAACTTTTCTACCAGAATTTGGTAATGTAAACTCAAATTCATTTTTATGAGGTTCTACTTGATTTGAACCATCGTATTCTTTATTTCCAAACTGAGTAAGGTCGATTGTTTCTTTTTGCTTTACACCTGGCATGGTTGGGTCTTCTACTTCTACTTTGTATTCCTTACCATATCCAAGAACTCTTGCTGCAATCATAATTGCATTCTTATCACCTGTAACTAAATCAACATATTTTATAGGTTCACCATCACCATTACCGATGATTAGTGATTGGAATAGTCTATCTAAAACAGTTCCATCTTTAATATATGATTGTGTAGTTAGGATATCTTCCTCTTTTGCAGTCATATACTTCATTTCAACTTTACCACTTGAAAGTGGGTTGTCTTTTGAGTATATAAGTCCTTTTGAGGGTAAATCTATAACTTCCGTAGGAAATTTATAGTCACGAACTTCTTTTTCTTCGTGTTGTTTGATAGCTTTTTGTACCATATCCTTATCGGATACTGGATACTCATCTTCTAATTTTTCTTTTGCCATAATAAAACTCGTTTTATATCTTTTTTGTTGTACTGTACAATAATATATATGTAACTGGACTATTATTAATGCGGTTTTTGTAAAAAAGCATAAAAAACCCACCTTTCGGTGGGTTATTCAATTCTTAATTCTTATTACAATCCGTATATTAAAATTGTAGTATTGCGTAATCGTAAGTTAATGTCATTTCTACTGTTGCTAAGTCTTCACCTGCATAGTCCATATCTGAAAAGTTTGCAGATTGGATATATGCACCTTTAAGTGTCCACTCTTCTACTTTATCACCAACAGGACCCAAACTGTTAAATGTGATGTCTTTTTTATAGAAATCAGAGTATCCATCTCTACCTGTTACAGATTCGTGATGTAGTCTTACCCACTCCATTACTGCTTGTGCAGCGGAAGGGACTACTGGGTCGTATAAAGTGATTGCTAAATCTTGCCACTCAGAACGACCTTTTACATATCTTCTAACATTGATATGGTCGATGGTAACTTTACCATTGTTTATTTCTGGTCTGGCTGCTGTTTTCACCAAGTATGCAGGGATTCCTTCGATGTACATGATGAACCTATTTGACATTTTAGGTTCAAAGTTGGTGAACATTATTTCATTTGGGTCTAATAATTGTGCCATTTAATTCTCCTATTTCTCTTTCTAATAAATAGTCTTTATCTAATTTTTTATTCAGGGAACGCTGCGCCTGTTGGTAGTACATTGAAATCAAGTACTATAAACTCTGCAGTTTTCGCTGGTTGAATAAATATTTCTCCTTTTAAGATATTTCTATCTATAATATCTGGTGTATTGTTTGATTCATCCATAATTACTCTGAATGCGAATAAACCTTGTCTTTGTTGTACTGACTCTAAGTAAGGATTAACTATACTTAAGAATCTGTTTCTCGTTGCCGCCGTATTGTTTTCGAACAATAAGAATCTTGAAGATGATGCGATGAACTTCTTCAATGCGATTAATAATCTTCTTACATTGATTCTGTCAAGTGCAGATGGTCTTGCCTGAAGTGTCTTCTGACCAAATACCGTTGCTCCTTGTCCAGGGAATGTTGCAATTGGATTAATTCTGTTTTCATATAGTTCATCTCTCTCGTCATGAGTTAGTCTTGATTTAACTTCAAGTACATTTGATAAACCACCTCTATTAAGACCAGCTGGTGCGAACCATGGTTCTGCAACTGCGTCATTAAATGCGATAACACCTGGTAATACAACACTTGGTGGTACCCAGACTGGCTTATTCTTATCAACATCAAGGATTTTAACCCATGGGTGATAAGTTGCTACATAATTTGAGTCAAATGAACTTAGTGAGTTAACTACTGTTGCGATGGAATCTGACCATCCACCACCATCCATTACAAAGAATGCGTCTTGTCTGTCTTCTACCATATCTTTTGCGAATGTAGTTACTGACGAGTGTAGTCTATTGATTACACCTGGCAATACTAACATATTCATATCGTATTCATCAGGATTAGATACTGCGTTAACTGCTTTTCTATAAGCTACAGTACCTGCTGCGGTTGCTGATGATAAATCAAATCCTTGTAGATTACCTGCAACAATGTTTTCTCCTGTAAGTACTGTTCTGTTTGGTGCGTATCCATCAAATCCACCTTGGAATGGTACTAAGAATTTTTTAGTATCAACATTAGATGTTAATGATATATTTGAACCATTTGATGTACAATTACTTAGTAAGAACTTGTTACCAACAGTTTCAGAGTTTGAATCTGGTGTTGGAAGTAAGAAGTTCAAGTTATCATTTGAAGCGAAGTCGAATGAGTAACCTAAGAATGCTCTTTTGTTAAACTCACCACCAATTGCTTGGTCTGTTACAAATGTTGGACTTGGAAGTAAATAACCACTATGTAATGGTGATTTAATTGCTGCGAATCCAAATGGTACAAGACTTGCGTCATTTGAACCTGCGTCTACATCACTATCAACTTCTACTCTAATGTGTTTAGATGCGTTTGGATAGTCACCATTTGAAGCAACTTTACCATTTGCGTCTACTGTAATGTACTTGTCACCGATAACTCTCTTAATATAGTTTGGTGAGTTAGGGTCTAAGTTAACTCCTTGGAACTCTTCTACTAAGTTTGGTCTAACATCACTATCTTGTATATTGAATCCAAATACTGAGTTAGGTATTTTAGAAGTATCAACTCTTCTTACTATTACAGTGAATGTTCCGTATTCAGAACCAGGTACTTGACTCGCTGGTTTGATATCTCTAATACCAACCTTAAATTCGTAGTTCGTTGCAGTACCATGTGATAATGTGTGGAATCTAAATAAGTTTTTAGTTACCCCTGCAACATCTTGTGATATAATATAAGGTGTTGTTGCTTCACAATATGCTTTTGAATAATCATTAGTCAAAAATGAATTCACTACAACATCACACTCAGAATCAGCTGCGAATGATGAAGATTGGAAAGTTTTAAAGTTCATGTATAGATAACCAAATTTACTATCACTTTTAGGAGTAGGCCCGAATGTTTTCCCAATATAATTGTTGGCAGTTGGGTTTAGTGAAGCCGTTGCGATACCATTTGTTAACGCGTCTGCACTTGCAGATAGTGAATGTAATGCTTCAGAGGCACTAACATGAAGTCTAAAGTTTGACGCTGATACATCTGTTATTGAACCTGAGTGGTTTGAAACAAATGATTTGTCAAACGAACCTGTTGAGTTTATGACGCTATTAAAAGGTACTTTTGTACTTGGGTGAATTACTGCTGCAACAGTTCCAGCGGCAATACCTGAACCACTTAATTGTAAAACGATTGGTTCAAAGCTATATCCACTTTGTCCTAATACTCTTACGATAGTTGCAGTTCCTGCGTCTTCTAAATATGATTGTGCAGTATATGGTAAATATGAATCTTCTGTCAATCCACCGAATACCTGCGTAAATTCTTCGAAGGACTCTACTTTTGTTGGTACAAATGCTGGTCCTTTAATACTTTGTCCTATAAGTGCTGCACCTATCTCACCGATACCTTGAGGTAAAAACGATAAGTCATTCTCTCTTGTGAATACACCTGGACTAACAATTCTTTCTGCCATTATTTTCTCCTAAATTAAATCTTTGGGTTTACCTTTATATAAATACCTCAAAAATTTTGAAAACGACTACTTATTTGTTGGGTGTGAAAGTGTTGGTTGGTACATCATATGTTCCATCACCATATTTCTTTCTTAATTCAGCCCCAAACAATTTTTCTTCGTTTAACAATTCATAGTAAGATTTCATCAATGTAACTTTTTCTTCTTTTAGATTTTTAAACTGAGTTTCTAAACTTTCGATATTGATTTCAATTTCACCTAACCTAGATACTAATGTTAAAACTTTACTTTGAATTTCTGCAATTTTATTTTTTTCTTCTTCCGAAAAACTTTTTGTTTCTTTTTCTGCCATAACTTTAAATTTTAATATTTCTACTTATATAAATATGGAAAAATTATTCATTACCACTCTTTTTAGGAATTTTGTTTCCTGAAAGGGTTGGGTCTTCTGTAAATACTACTTTTCCTTTTGATATTCTTCTTGTTGTGTTATTATTTAATCCTACAAACTCTGGTACAATATATGCTTTAGCTATTAAAGATATTGTAGCTTTAGTAATTCTATCTTGTCCCATCTCTGCAATAGTTTCAAAACTATATGAATCACCTTTTATTACAAACTTGTATCTCTCACCAAATGACCTTCCTTGAAAGAATACAATTTGTTCTACAACTTTATTTACTTGTTCCATATAGTCACACCAAACTATTACTTCATATTGTAAATCTACATAATCTGGTCTTTCAACTGACATAAATTCTTTTTTTGGAACTTCACCCGTCAATACTGAAAATTGGTCGTACTTATTAAGTTTAGTATATTTTCTTTCAAATGCCTGATGTGCGTCTTCGTTTTGTGCAACTTTTAATTTTGATAATTCTGTATTAATTGAAAGATTGTCTCTTTTAAAAACTATAACGGGAGTAAGTATCATTCCGTTATCATCTTTCATAAATCCATCTCTTTGTGCACTTGCCCATTTTTCAGGTGAAGCATACATTACAGGTACAGGAAAAAATCTTCCATCATCCTCAACAGTTGGTCTTACATCTTTTTCTAAAAAGTTTTTAAATGCAGAATCAACATCATAAATACCAACACTTATATTTCTTACATTATCTTTATCTCGTCTAACTTGTTTTGCCTTATTTAATTTAGGGTCAACAGATGTAGAAGATTGTGTTTGTATAATCTGAGGTTTTCTTTTATCTGTATTTCTGTATTTTATAGCCATCTTATAGTCCTATTGGTACTTCATTATCATTTTGATTTGAATTACCAAATCTTGTTTCTACTAACTTAATACTTGATTGTCGTGTTACATGAGTATCACATATTATAGATACATTCAAACCTTGAGTATCACCACCATCCCAATATTCAGGATTTTTACCTGCGAAATATTGATATGAATATGCCGCATCAATCAAATGATATTCATTGTTCCATTGTATAATATCACCAACTTCAGGTACTAAATCAATATTTACTAATGAATCTCTTAAAAACTTAAATTGAACTTCACGAGAATATGATTGACCAAATTCATCAGATATCTGTGCTGCCTGATTTCTTTCTACTAATGCGGGTACTTTAATTGGATTGTGAAAAACTTTATCTTTACCTTCACCATACAAGTTTGATTTGGTTTCAGTAATTGCCACCATATAATAATACACTTGTGTATCAATAATATCATTGATAAGTTCTTTGTTCAACTTATTGAACAAATCCATATCTCTTTGTCCACCAAACAATGCCATTTCTTACCCTATATAAATTGGTCTTGGAACTCTGTTTAAAGTTTCCTCTAAAAATTCAGATTCCTCTTTTCGCGCTTCCATTAATGATTTACGAGAAGTCGATTCTAACATCTCTTTTAGTTCTGTTAGTAAAGATTCTTTTTCAGCTGAAGCTTCGTTTCTTAAATCAGCACCATCAAGAGTAACATCTGCACCTGGTATAGGAATAGAACTAAATTTAGCTCTAATCGCACCTAACATCTCTTTTGCTAATGCTAATGCGTATCTTGCAATCCATTGTTTACCTGCACTATTAATATTAGTGTATGTTAACCTTCCAAATGGTGCATTTGATAAATCACTTACTACATTTGAGTTAGCTATTGGTGATTTTGTTTCACTTTCTAATGTATAATCAAAAAATACTTTTGCTCCATCATCACTCGCTTGTGGGAATGGATACAATCTAATTCTTTTTCCATCTACATGAAATCCATATGCAGATTTACGAATTAGGTCATTAAACTCAATAGCTTGTAATCTTAGTAGGTCATCAAACATGGGTTGCATCATAAATGATACACCAGGAGAATAATTACCCCAACCAAAAGTTTCTAACATTTGTTGAGAACCTAAACCTGTACCAATGAAAGGGTCAAAGTATCTAATAATAGCTGGTGGTTGTGTATGAAAAACTCTTCTAAGAACAACACCATCATCAACAGAACCACTTTCTAAACTTACAACACTTGCGTCACCTAAGTCATATATTTGTTGACCTGATTTCATTGTAAACGACCCCGTATATACTGTGACTCTTCCACCACTTAACGCTTCCGTTCCATAATCTTTTGCTATACTTACAACACTACTTAGATTTGGTGCTATCTCTGTATCTTTTAAATCACTACCTAATGCAGAACCTTGTATTGATAGTAAGTTTTCTTTTGCTCTATATTGATTTACTTGTGAAGAATATTCGTTAGCCGCTTCTTCAAGACAAGTAAAAAAATTAATATCTTGTAATTCAACATCTACGATTGGATATCCCAACCTTTTCGCACACCACTCGGCTACTTTCGGAGCGTCACTTTGAAACTGAGTATCAGAATCGAAGTATCCGAAAGGGGTTGATGAACCACTTGTAAATGAACCTGAGCCAGGCCATATTGGAATATTTACTGCCATTTAATTCTCCTTTATGTATATAAATATGGAAATTATTATCTTTCCTTGTTTTCCATAAACGAAACTACGATATAACGAGTACCTTTTGTTGTAGCTCGTGCCCCATGCTTGTGAGTTATATTGCCAGGGTGTAGTGTTGCATAACCAATTGGATTTTTTACTAATTTTTTTTGTCTTCTAAACCAAGTACCACCACCTTCATATTCGTTTGTATCTGATAATTGTACTAAACAAGTGATATCTGCTTTATCATGATGTATAGATAAGTGTCCTTGTGCACTTGGTGTATATTTTGCTAAAAAGTTTTCAGAGTTCATATCATCCCAACCTTTACCTTCTAACGCCCATAAATATATACCAACTTGCATAACATACTCTTTTAGTACATCAGTATATATTTCATCCATACCAATTTCAGTAATTAACATATCAGTTGTTGGATAATGTTCATGTCTATCGTAAGTCCACTTGTTTGAGTGTTCTGCCTCTTCTCTGATTTTTTTACAAAATTCTTCTGAAAATAGAGGAAACGAAAAACAACTATCAAATGGTTCATCTACTATTAAATCCCATTCTTTTGTTCTTGCTGAGTATGATATGAATTTTTTAGTCCACTCATCTTTATTGTCCCAATATGAATATAAATCATCATGTAGTCTACCACTTTTCGTTTTTATTGATGGTTCTCTTATTTCATATTTTTCTCTCATTTTAAACTTACTCATATCTTTTTTATTAATTAACATATCCCATTCATAATATCTGTTTTCCCAACTTTGTTCTCTTGCAAAAGTTTCAGCGTTATCTAAGTTTCTACTAAACTCCGAATCTCTTTGATTGTTAAATGCATATGCAGCTACAAAAGTTTCTCTCATCAATCCTTCATCTAATTTTGAATTTATTGTTACTGCTTTATTATTTAGTAAATCTTTTAAATTGCCAGTATCACTTGATATTATCTTAACTCGTCCTAACATCATTTCAAGTGCGGTTATACAATAAGTTTCAGGATATTTTGATGGATAAATCCAATACTCTGAAGATTTTATTTGTCTATATAAATCTTTTGGATTTAAAGAACCTAAAAATTTTACATCTAAACTTTCAATATTAGGATAATCTTTTTTGATTTTATCTAAAATATCCCAATCATCTGTATATGGTGGGTTTGCTATCCATAATGTTAACTGAGGGTTTATTTTTTTTAGGTCATCCCATAAGTTAAATAAGTTCCATAAACCTCTATCTGGTCCTGATGTATAAATTACTTTGTGTTTGAACTTTTCTTGTTTTATTGAATCAAATAATTGTACATCTACTGCGTTGTTGATTACTTTTATCTTTTCAGGACTTATCTTATACTTTTCTACTAATTTATTTTTTTGCCAATTAGATACTGCTATTATCTTTGTTAACTTTGGATGATTTAAGTAATCTAAACCATTGTTTGGTAATGTAGTACCATTATACCAAGGATAAAATTCTAAATTATGTATCCAAAAGTATGATTCGTCAAATGTAATATTTTTTTCTTCTAAATGTTTAAAATAGTGGATGTAATTTGATGCGATAACTACATCAAAATGTTGATTATCTTCAATACTTGTATAATCAATATATTTTACATTATTATGTGTTTCTGAAACTAATTGACCAGTAACAGTAACATTATATCCATTATCTGAAAGTTTGTGTGCTAAGTTAATCACACAAGATTCAGAACCACCCATACCATTTTTTATATAATTTGTATAATTAAATGGTTTATTTTGGTATCCTATTGTAAATAAAACTTTCATACTATTCTACTATATAATTAACAAATTCTTCATTATCGTAATATCTTTCGTTATCTCTATAACCAATTGTTTTTATAGAATGACCACTTTCACTATCCCATAACCAATCTTCTTTTCCAAGTTCTTCAAATCTTTCTTTAATCTGAGGGTCATAGTGGTCTCTAATTAACCTTGCTCTACGATTTATATCTTTTCTATTATTATCAACTGTTGAGTTTCCGTCATTATATTGAACATATAACATTTTCTTTAGATGAATCATTTTTGTTTCTAAAAATGTTCTAATAATTAGTTCAAAATCATCTGCTACTGATATGTTTCTACTATGCCCTCTTATCTTGTGATAAGTATCTCTATTCCAAACTCTACAATGATTTGGCATTCCTATATTAAATCTAATTGTTTTTGGATTTATTTCAGGATAATGATGTACTAACCACTTTCTACCATCTATTTCTTGCCAAGTGTGTCCTGCGTATCCAAATACAAATCCATTATCAGGATGATGATACCAATCATCACCAACATAACCATATTGTCTTGGTGAATCATCTTTTTCTACTTCTGTTACATCTGTATATATAAATCCTGCGTCTTTATGTTTTTTACTTGCATTAAATACATCCTCTAAACAAGTTGATATCAACCAATCATCATGGTCTAATTCAAATAACCACTCACCATTACATAACATACCCGCTCTGTGCTTAGCTTCACCAACATTTCCACCTGAAGTTGGAAATATTCTATGTGGTTTTACTCTATCATCCAAACTTGCTATATGATTTAACATTTGCCAAGTTAAATTGTGGTCTTCTGGTGAATCATCAACAATTACCCACTCCCAATTTTTATATGTTTGTTCAACTAAAGATTTATATGTTCTAAAAATTCTTTTTTCAGTTTTGTATGTAGGGGTAAATATTGATAGTAATGGTTCTTCACTATTACTGTTAATTTTATTAGTTTTACATGCCAAAAAAGTAGATTGACAAACAACTATGTTTGCAATAACATTATCTTCATATATGGTATCTCGTTGAACTATTTTACTTGATATTGAGTTTCTATTTATTTTAGATAAATTTTCTGGTATCTCACCAAATACTAAAATAATATCAGGTTTATATTTTGCTAAATGTTGTTTTACTTTGTCATCTTTAAGATGTGAATGTATTACTACTTTTTCAAACAAACCCTCTTCCCAATAGATATCAGATTGTAATTCATATCTACCAAATCTGTTCCATCCATAAACTAACGCCGTTGGTAAAGTTGTTTTTCTCATATGCTATTTGTATGGTTCACCACCTACCCATAAAACAAATGATTTTCTTGTACCACTTGTTACAGGAGTAACTCTATGTAAATAAAATGAAGGGAATATAACTGCAGTTCCTTTTCCTCTTGGAGCTCTCATTATTTTTCCCAGGTTAAATTCTAATTCACCACCCTCATATTCATTTGAATCTGAAAGTTGTACAGTTACTGATATTTTT